GGCTCTCGCCAAGAACAGGAACACGCCCGCGCGTGACGGCAACACACTCAGTATCGGGGTTGCTGCCGGTGTCCACATTTTCGCTGGCGCGCTCGTCGCGCTGACCGCTGCCGGCACGGCTACCCCCGGTGCGGTTGCCACCACGCTCAAGGGTGCAGGCCGCGCTATCGGCGAGGTCGACAACTCGGATGGCGGTGCCGGCGATGCCTCGGTCGAGATCGAAAAGGGCGTGTTCCGCTTCGCCAACTCGGCCGCTGCGGACCTGATCACGGCCGCAGACATCGGCAATTCCGCCTACATCGTCGACGACGAGACCGTGGCCAAGACCAATGGCGGGGCGACCCGCTCGATCGCCGGCACGATCTTCGATGTCGATGCGGCAGGCGTCTGGGTCAAATTCGCCTGATCGGGCTGACACAAGGAAACCAACGACATGAAGATCAACCCCGGAAACCTCCAGACGCTGGGCCGCAGCTTCAGCGCGATCTACCAGCAGGGCCTTACCATGGCAGCCTCGCAGAGCGCGATGGTCTCGACCATGGTTCCCAGTTCGACCGGCGAGAACGAATATGGCTGGCTCGGCAAGCTGCCTTCCATGCGCGAATGGCTTGGCGACCGTGTGATCAACGCCGCAACGGCCAGTGACTACACGATCAAGAACAAGGATTTCGAGCAGACCATCGGCGTCGATCGCAATGACATCGAGGATGACAACATCGGCATTTATTCGCCGCTGTTTACCGAGATGGGCCGATCGACGATGGCGCACAAGGAAGAGCTGGTTTTCAACCTGCTCAAGGCAGGCTTCACGACGGCTTGCTACGATGGCCAGAACTTCTTCGACACCGATCACCCGGTCCTCGATGCGGACGGAAACGAAGGCTCGGTCTCGAACATGCAGGCCGGTGCCGGTGCCGCCTGGTACCTGATCGACGACACCCGCGCGTTGAAGCCGGTGATTTTCCAGCAGCGCAAGGCTCCTACCTTTGTCGCCAAGGATAGCCCGACCGACGACAACGTCTTCACCCGCAAGCAGTTCCTCTACGGGGTCGACAGCCGCTGCAACGTCGGCTTCGGCTTCTGGCAGTTCGCGTTCGGCTCGAAGGCCGAGCTCAACGCCGCCAATTACGAAGCTGCGCGCGCTGCGATGCAGGGCATGAAAGGGGACTTCGGGCGCCCGCTCGGGGTCCGGCCCACGCTGCTTGTGGTTCCGCCCACCCTTGAGGGCAAGGGCATGGAAATCGTGAATGCCGAACGCAACGCCGCAGGCGAAACCAACGTCTGGAAGGGCACCGCGAAACTGGAGGTGATCCCGTGGCTGGCGTAATCCAGCCAGCCGCGATCCGGGTTGCGGCGCTGCAAGCCAAGCGCCGCCGTGCGGGTTTCTCCTTCTCGAAGGAGCCGCGCGACCTCGTACCGGCCGATCTGGGCGAAGGCACGGAAGGCCTCATGCGTTTCGTGCTGCTGCTCACCGATCGGCAGCTCAACGTGGCGGTTGTCGGTCCGGAGGGCGAGGCCGAGCCGATCCCTGCCGAACAGATCGAGTTTGCACAGAAGCTGGCTGCGCTCGAAGACGGCTCGATCGAGGTCGAAGCGGTGATCGAAGATCTTCTCGCCTTCGCACCCGCCGAAGACGACGATCAGCAGGACCCGCCTCCGCCACCGCCTCCTCCTCCGCCGCCGCCACCGCCTCCGCCGCCACCGGCTGAGCCTGCGGAGAAGGTCGCAGGTGAGGCCAAGGAGCCGGCAGCCAAGAAACCGGCGCCCAAGAAGTCCGCGGCCAAGGCGAAATCGTCCCCGGATGATGATGCCCAGGCGAAGGACGGCGCGAGCTGAACAGGCCCGTGCCCCAATCTGGCGAGCGACGGCATTCAGTCCGCCGTCGCTCGCCCCCGAAATTTCCGTCCCCTGCCTCATCGAGGCCTGATCAAAGGAGCTGACCGCCGTGCCCATCTTTGCCGATCTTGCTGCCATGCAGGCCAGGTTCGAGGCGCGCGATCTGCTCCAGCTGACCGATCACGAGAACACCGGCACGCTTGTCGAGAACCGCATTATCAATGCGCTCGATAGTGCCGACGCGCTGATCACCGGCTATGTCGCTTCGCGGCACAGGAACACCGCCCAGTTCGCCGGCAATCCGATCCTGCGCGACATCGCCTGCGATTACGCCTTTTTCATCCTCTACCGCTCGAACGTTCCCGAATGGGTCGAGAACCGGCGCAAGGCCGCAATGCGGACGCTCGAACAGATCGCCAGCGGCACGGTCAAGCTCGACCAGGGCGAAGAGGTCGCAGAGCCGCGTCCCGGCCAGATCCTAGCCACTTCGGACCGGCAGAAGTTCGGCCGTGACAATCTGGGGGGCTACTGATGTCCGCCTCGATGCAGGTTCGTCTGACTGGCGAAGGCCGTTTCGAAGCCGCGATCGGTGCGATCATCTCCGGTTTCGAGAACACCGAGCCACTTGCCGAGATCTTCGGCGTCTATCTCGAAAGCTCGACGCTCGATCGGTTCGAGAACGAAGCTGCTCCCGATGGAACGCCGTGGCGGCAATCGAACCGCGCAAACAGCGAAGGCGGAAAGACGCTGACCGATAGCGCCCAGCTCAAGGGATCGATCCATTCCGAGCCTGCCAATGGCTCGGTCCGATGGGGGTCCAACAAGGTCTATGCGCGCATTCACAACGAAGGCTTTGACGGCACGGTTACCGTTGGCGCGCATTCACGCTCGATCACTCAGGCGTTCGGTCGCCAGCTGCCGGGCGGTTTGACCGTCCAGGTTGCCTCGTTTGAGCGTCATATGAATATGCCGGCGCGGACCTTCCTCGGCATCAACGCCGAAGACGAGGCCGAGCTGATCACCCTTACCGAGGAATACGCTGCCGACCTGGCAGGAGGGCTCGCATGATCATGCTGTCGCTCATTGCTCTTGTCCTTCAGCTGATCTTCGGGTGGCTGCTTACTGATTTCCTTTCCGGGTTGCTGCACTGGGCCGAGGATCGCTTCGGCCCCGGCCGCGAGCACTGGCCGGTACTCGGCCGGCTGATCTTCACTCCCAACCTGCTACACCACAGCGACCCGACGCTGTTCCTGTCGGCAGGCTTCGTCGACCGCAACTGGACAACCTGGGCCGTCGCTGTCCCGCTGGCCGCGCTGCTATTCTGGCTCTTCGGGTCGCATCCGTGGATCTGGTCTGCGCTGGTCGGCGGGGCATTCGCGAACGAGATCCATGCGTGGGCTCATCGCAAGACCCTGGCGCCGAGCTGGGCGCACTGGCTGCAAGGCCGTGGTGTGATCCAGTCGCCTGCGCACCATGCAGTCCACCACGTTCCCGAGTACCGGCGCAGCTATTGCATCGTGACAGACTGGCTCAATCCCGTGCTTGATCGCATCGGGTTCTGGACGCGCATCGAGAGCCAATTGCCGCAGCGGTGGTTCCGATGATTGCCGCCACCGAACTCGCGCTCGTCGCAGTCCTGGTCGATGCCGGCGAGGCCGATCTGCTTGGCTACCGGTTCCGCACCTGGGACACGTTCCCCGACCAGTTCGAAGAATATCTGCGCGAGCATCCCAACCTGCGCACCCCGGCCTGCTGGGCGACGTACCTTGGCATCGTATCGGGTGAGGATCAGGGCGACGACCTGGGCATGCAGGCGCGCACCCGCTTTGCAGTGGTGGTCGCCGCGCAAAACCAGCGCAACGAGGAAGACAGCCGCCATGGCGACGGTGTCGAACCGGGCTCCTACCAGCTGATGGTTGATGCGATCCGCCTGCTTTCGCGCAACATGCTGACCGAAGATCTGGGGCTGGTTGAACCGGTGCTCGTTCGATCGGCCCGCCCTGTCGCGCGCACCAGGGCGATGCAGGATCAGCGGCTCTCGATGATGGCGATCGAGCTGGAGCTTGTGCTGCCGATCGGCAGCTTCGCCGATGATGCCAGCGACTTCAACTCCCTTCACGTCGACTGGGACGTGCCGCCCTTCGGCAATGTCCAGCCGCCGCTTCCTGCCGACACCAACGATGCCGAAGATCTGATGGAGATCCCGAATGATTAGCTTCAACACCATTCCCGCCAATATCCGCACTCCCGGCCAGCGCATCGAGTTCGACGCCAGCCGCGCCGTATCCGGGCTGCCCGCGATCGAGAACCGCGTGCTGCTCATCGGGCTGATGCTCGCTGCCGGCAGCGCCGACGAACTGACGATCGAACCGGTCACCACTGCCTCGCAAGCGAAGGACAAGTTCGGCCGCGGCTCGCAGCTCGCACGCATGGCCGCAGCCTACAAGGCGGCGGACAGCTTCTCCGAAGTGCACGCGATCGGTCTGGATGATGCGGACGGCGCAACCGCAGCTGAAGGCACAATCACGGTCACCGGTCCGGCCACTGCCGCGGGAACGATCGCCCTCATGATCGCAGGCGAACGCATCGCGATCGGCGTCAAGACTGCCGATGCCAACACCACGATCGCCGCAGCAATTGCCGCGGCGATCACTGTGCGACCCGACCTCCCGCTGACCGCAGAAGTTGGCGATGCACCCAATGACAATGTCGTTACCCTGACTGCTCGCAATGCGGGTACGGCCGGAAACGATATCGATGTGCGCCACAGCCATTTTGGAGGCGAAGCGCTCCCGGCCGGGGTCGGAGTGGCGATCGTCGCAATGGCCGGAGGCGCGACCGATCCGGATCTCGATGCGATCTGGGCGATCCTCGGCGACGAGCCGTATCGGACGATTGTCCTGGGCGTTGCCGGCAATGCAGCACTCGCATCAGCAGTTACCGAGTTCGAGGACCGCGCAAGTGCCGAACGGATGCTCGAAAGCATTGGCTATGCCGCGCGGCGCGGCGATCAGGCGGCGCTCTCGGCAATCGGTACGACGTTCAATTCCGAGCTCCTCACCATTCTCGGCACGGGGAGCTCACCCAGCTGCCCTTGCACGGTCTCTGCTGCCTATGCGGCGGCTTGCGGCTATTTCAGCGCGATCGACCCGGCGCGTCCGCTGCAGACGCTTGAGATCGTCGGCATGGTGGCTCCGCGTGTCGAGAACCGTTTCTCGCGGGCGGAACGCGAGCAGCTGCTGCGCGACGGGATCGCGACCTTTCAGGTCACCCGTGCAGGCGAGTGCCAGATCGAGCGCGCGATCACGACGTACCAGACCGATGATTTCGACATCGAGGACGTCGCCTTCCTCGACATCGAGACACCGCTCACGCTGTTCTACCTGCGCGCCACGCTGCGCGCGCGCATCGCGCAGAAGTTCCCGCGCCACAAGCTGGCCGATGACGGCACCCGCTTTGGCGCCGGTCAGGCGATCGTAACGCCAGCGACGATCCGTGCCGAACTGCTGGCACTGGCGCGTGAGTGGGAGGAGCTGGGGCTGGTCGAGGGTCTCGACCAGTTCAAGTCCGACCTCATTGTCGAGCGCGACCAGAGCGACCCGAACCGCATCAATGCGCTCGTCCCGCCCGACATCGTCAATCAGTTCCGCGTCTTTGCCGGCGTGGTCCAGTTCCGGCTCTGAGAGCCTCCTGAAGCCCCTTTGAAAGGACGTTAAGACATGGCCAATCGCAACCAGGTCGCAGGTCAAGTGACCATCGAAGTCGACGGTGAGCGCATGCCCACCTCTGGCGAAAGCACTATGCAGATCGGCGGTATCCAGCGCGAGAACGTGCCGGGTGACTACGATGCCGGCAGCTTCATGGAAAAGACCGTGCCGGCGCGTTGCACCGTCGGCCTGCTGCGCAAGGATGGTGTCAGCCTGACCGCGCTGCGCGTTATCGACAATGCGACGCTGATCCACCGCGCTGACAACGGCCAGACCTATGTCATGCGCAATGCCTACTTCGTCGAGGCCAGCGACTTTAGCCAGGACGGCAAGGCGCAGGTGATCTTCGAAGGTCCGCCCGCCGAGGAGCTGCTCTGATGGCATCGCGCACCCAGAACCACACCCTGCTCCACGATATCGTCATCGAGACCAAGGTCGAAGGCGGCGAGCCGACCGAGCAGGTGCTCAAGGAGGCCGGTTCGACGGTCGTTTGCAATCGTCCGAAGGCCAAGGATCTTCGCGCGTTTGACAAGCACGGCGACGCCGAGATCGCCGGGATTATCGAACTGATCAAGAACTGCACCTCGCTTGGCGAGCTGGAAGCCGAAAACCTCGACATCGATGACTTCCATGCGCTGGGAAACGTGCTCGTGCCGAAATCAGGCGCTGGCCAGACGACTGGCGAATCTGCCTAGCCACGCTGGGCAAGTACTTCGCGTTCCAACCCTCCGAACTGATGGAGCTGGAATGGGATGATGTCGAATTCTGGCTCGATGCGGCGCTCGCGCTCGAGGAACAAAACAAGGAGGCTTGATCACTGATGCGTTTCTCCATGATCCTGGAGATGGTCGACCGCCTGACCGCGCCCGCCAAACGCGCGCGCGATCAGATCCGGGGGATCACGCGCAATGCCGGATCGATGAGCCAGCGTTTCCGTCGGATGGCGCGCGAGGTCCGGCGCGGCGAGCGCAGCGTCGAAAGCTTCGAACGGGCGACCCGGCGCATGCTCACGGTCAGGATGGGCCGATATTTCCAGAGCGTGGGGAGCCGCGTCCGTCGACTGACCCGCGACCTCAGCGCGCTGGTGCGGCGCCTGCGATTGGTCGAACGGGCAGGAGGCCTTGCAGCGCGCGGTTTGAGACGCATGGGCGGCATGGCGCTCGATGCCCTCAAATGGGGCGGTGCGGCGGTCATCGGTGCCGGTGGCTTTGCGCTCTTCGATCTCTTTCGCACGGCCGGACAGTTCGAACAGTATCAGGTGATGCTCGAAGGGATCGAGGGTTCCGCCACCGCAGCCCGCAAGGCGATGGACTGGGTCAAGGATTTTACCCAGAGAACGCCCTACGAGCTGGCCGATGTGATGGAGGCATTCGTCGCATTGAAGGCATACGGGATCGAGCCGACCGAGGGCGCGCTTGAAACCTTGGGTGATGCCTCTGCCGGAATGTCGAAGCCGCTGATGCAGGCGGTCGAAGCCATGGCCGATGCGATGACCGGGGAATTCGAGAGGCTCAAGGAATTCGGCATTCGTGCGAGGACTGAAGGTGATCGCGTAACCTTCACTTACCGGAAGAATGGCGAAGATATTCAGAAAACGGTCGCGTCAACAGGATCGGCGATTGAAGATGCGCTTACGGGCATTTTCTCCGATCGTTTCGAAGGGGCAATGGTACGCCAGTCAGGGACGCTATTTGGGATTATCTCGAACCTCAAAGACCTTTGGACTGAGTTCCTTCTTCTCATCGCCGAATCCGGCATTTTCGATGTCGTCAAAGAAGATCTCAAATTGCTCCTGGCAAAGGTCAAAGAGCTATCTGAGAATGGAGATCTTCAGCGCTGGGCCGAGGAAATTTCGGCTCGCCTCGTCGAGGCTTGGGAGTGGGGCAAGAAGTTCGTCGAATCAGGACAATGGGATGCTGTCGTCGAGGATCTCAAGGAGATTGCCAAAGCGGCCAAGGTTGTCGCCGAGGCCATCCTTGCCATTGCCGAAAACTGGGAGAAGGTCTCGGTCTTGCAGGGCATCGGGAACCCGCTCGGTCTACCCGGCGAGATCATAAGCCGGGTCTATGGCGATCTCACCGGATCGGGCGAGAAGGATACGACATCGTCTGCTGGGGGATCTTTCGGTGCCCGAGGCGCTCGCAGCCTTTCATTGGCGCCCCAGTCCGTCGAAGTAGGAGGTAAGGCCACAGTCGAGATACTTCCTGCACCCGGATGGTTTGCGCGGACGGTCTCGCTCTCCCCAGGCCGGTCTCAGGTTCCCTATGAGGTCCGCACCGGTCGCACCATGAGAGGTGCAGCATGAGCTGGCGTGACCAGATCGAGAAGGGCAGCTTTCGCGGTGCGGAATTCCGGACCGAGAGTGACGAGCTCCTCGGCGGTCGACGTGTCGTCAGCCACGAGTTTCCGGGGCGCGACGATCCGGTGACCGAAGACCTCGGCATGCGCGCCCGCCAGTTCACCATCGAATGTCACACCATCGGTGCCAACTGGATCAGCCAGCGCGAGCAACTGCGGACCGCGCTCGATGCGCAGGGCCCCGGCCTGCTGGTTCATCCTCAGTATGGACGGATGATGGTGGTGGTGTTCGAATATTCCTGCGGGACGAGCACTGAAGAAGGCGGAATGGCGCGCTTCTCGATCACCTTTGGCGATGCTGGTCAGGCCGTCGCGGCGCCCAGTCAGGCCCTTTCCGGCGATGCGATCAAGCGGGCGGCGGAGGCTGCAAAGGAAGGGGCATTGGAGGACTTCGCGGCCAGCTTCTCAATCGCGCAGGCCGCTGCCTTTGTCGAAGACAGTGCGGCCGACCTGATCAGCGGGATCGGCGAAGTCTCGAAGCTCGCCGCTGGTTTGCGCGGCGGGATCGGTCCTACCTTGCGTGCGTTTGAAGCCGGGCTCGACCTTCTGCCCGCCGATGTCAGCTCACTTCTCCGCGCGCCGCTGTCGCTTGGGAGAGCCATCAGCGGTCTCGCCGTGGCCGTCTCGGCGCTCGGCGGTGGCGGCCGGCGGACCCGGCTGCAATCGCTCGAACTGATGCTCGACTGGGAACCGGAGCTCGACAACTTCCCGGTTCGCACGCCGCAGCGTGTGCTTGAGGAAAACAACCGGATTGCGTTGCTGCAGCTGTTCCGGACCGCGGTAGCGGCCGAACTGGTGCGCACCGCCGCGGAGTTCGAGTTTCCAAGCTATGATGAGGCTGTTGCGGTGCGCGATTCGCTGTCGGCCCGCCTCGACCGCGAGGCTCTGGCCGCGGCCGATCGCGGCGACGATGATGGCGCATCGCGGTTCGACAGCCTGCGGCGGGTTCTGGCGGTCGATATCGCGCGGCGCGGTGCGACACTGGCGCGGATCTACGGATTGAGCCTTGCCGCGAGTGAACCGGCACTGGTGCTTGCGCATCGGTTGTATGGTGGCGATGCCGGCCGCCGCCGCGACGATGTCACCTCGCTGCCGGAACGCGCTGCCGCGATTGTTGCGCGCAACCAGATTTCCCACCCTGGCTTCCTTCCGGGTGGATTGGAACTTGCTCTCCTGACAGCTGCTCCCGAGGCAGGAGTGCGGGCGGCATGACAACGCTCCCCGATCACGAGGTCCAACTGGAAGTCGGCGGGATCGCCTACGGCGGTTGGACCAGCGTCGACATCACGCGCTCGATCGCGCAGATGACAGGCGAGTTCTCGCTGCGCCTTGCCGCGAAAGAGAGAACCGGAGCAGAGGACTGGCGCATCGCAGACGGCGCCGAATGCCGGCTCTCGTTAAATGGCACCGCGCTGATCACAGGCTACATCGACAGCGTCACGCGATACGTCTCATCCGATGAGCGTGGGATCGATATTCGCGGGCGTGATCGCACCGCTGATCTGGTCGATTGTTCGGCCGTGCACACGCCGGGCAGCTGGCGCGGCCGCAAACTCGAACAGATCGCCAAGGAGCTGATCGAGCCGTTCGGAATTGAGCTCAAGATCGTCGGCGATACGGGGGCACCGTTCAATAAGTTCGCGCTTCAGCAGGGCGAAACCGTCTTCGCCGCGATCGAGCGCATGGCGCGCTATCGCGGCCTGGTCGCATGGTCGACCGGCGACGGCACGCTCACGATCGGCAATCCTGACAACGGCCTGCGGATCGGGCTGCTGGTCGAGGGCGACAACGTGCTCGATGCGTTTGGGCGCCGCGAGCAAGCCGATCGCTACTCGGACTACATCGTCAAGGGGCAGGCATCGGGCGATGACGAACGCAACGGGCGCACGGTCGCGCAGGTCAAGGGAGAGGCGAAAGACCCCGCTGTCGCACGCTATCGTCCGTTGCTGATCGTCGGCGAAGAGCAGTCCGATCGGGCCGCGCTGACCCGGCGTGCCGAGTGGGAAGCGGCGGTGCGCAGCGGACAATCGACGCCGGCGCAGATCACGATTGCCGGATGGCTTACCCATACCGGCCAGCCATTCTTTCATGGAGCGCGAGCCTATTGCGAAGTGCCCAGCGCCGACATCGAGGGCGATCTGCTGATCGAGACCGTGCGGTTCGTGCGCGATGCCGAGAGCGGAACCGTGGCGATCTTCGACCTCGTCCCGCCTGAGGCGTGGACCCAGCTCGCCGAGCCGGAGCCCAAGGCATGAGGGGCAAGGGAGCAGAGATGATGGGCGCGATCGAGAGCCGCGTGCGCGGGATGATCGGCCGCGCCATCGTGCGTCTGGTCGATGATGCGCACCAGGCGCAGGAGCTCCAGCTCGAACTGCTCGACAGCGAAAGTCAGGACGCGGTCGAGCGGCTGCAGAACTATGGCTTCACCGCGCATCCTCACCCCGGCGCCGAGGCGGTGGTCGGTTTCGTGGGCGGACTACGCAGCCACGGCGTAGTCATTGCAGTCGAAGATCGCCGCTACCGGTTGCAGGGCCTCGAACAAGGTGAGGTCGCTCTGTATGACGATCTCGGCAATGTGGTGAAGCTCGGCCGCAACGCGATCGAGATCACTGCCGAAGCCAAGCTTGTGGTCAATGCCCCGGAAATCGAGGTCACCTGCGACACCGCCGATGTGACCGCCGATCGGGTGACGATCGAAAGCGACAATGTCGAACTGGGCGGATCGGGCGGCGCGGCCGTGGCGCGGGTCGGCGATAGCGTTGATCCTGCCACCCATGTGATCACGAGCGGCAGCGCGAAGGTGACGGCCGCATGACCGATCTCGCTCTCGCCTGGAACGCCGATGCCTTCGCCGCCGATCTGCTGCTTGGCAACGGAGCGCTTGCCACCGATGCTGGCATGCGCAGCGCGATCCTGATCTCGCTGTTCACCGATGCCCGCGCGGCCGATGACGAGGAGCTGCCCGAAGCGGGTACCGATCGGCGCGGTTGGTGGGGCGATACGCAGGCGCGCGATGCAGGCCCCGATGCCGGCAGTGCGCGCGATGCCAACCGGATCGGTTCGCTGCTGTGGCTTCTCGCCCGGTCGAAGATCACCCCGCAGGTACTGCTGCGCGCCCAGCGCGCGTGCGAGGAGGCGCTCGACTGGCTGGTGCGTGATGGGATCGCGAGCGCCGTGCGCGTTGTCGTCACCGCAGAAACCCGCCCGACGCTTGCCGCACCTGATGTGCTGGCGATCGCAGTCGAGCTCGATCGGCCAGGTGGCCCCGGTCGCCAACGGCATGATTTCACCTGGGAGGCTTCGACCGCCACCATCACCGCAAACGGAGCCGCCTGATGCCGTTCAATCGCCCGACGCTGTCTGAGATCACCGCCCGCAATCGCGGCGACATCGAGACCCGCCTGCCCGGCGCGGATAGCGCGCTGCGGCATTCGGTGCTCGATGTGCTGGCGCGCATGCACGCTGGCGCCGCGTCGAGCCTTTATGGCTATCTCGACTTCCTCGCGCGGCAGATCATGCCCGACACCGCCGATGGCGCCCATCTTGCCCGATGGGCCTCGATCTGGGGCATCCGGCGCAAGGCTGCCGTTGCGGCCCGCGGCAGCGCGACCGCCATCGGGGTCGATGGAACCGAGATCGCGGCAGGGACACAGGCGCTGCGGATCGACGGAGCCGAGTACCGTGTGCTCACATCGGTGACGATTGCGGGCGGAAGCGCAAGCCTGTCGATCGAAGCGGTCGAGGCGGGGCCTGACAGCGATCTGACCGAAGGCAGCACTCTGACTTTGGGAAGTGCCATTCTTGGTGTGAACGCTGCGCTGACAGTCGATGAGGTCACCACCGCCGGTGTGGTCGAGGAGGATGACGCCAGCCTGCTCGCCCGGCTGCTCGACCGTATCCGCAAACCGCCACAGGGCGGCTCGGCCAATGACTACCGCGCGTGGGCGCTCGCGCAGCCGGGTGTCACCCGCGCTTGGGTCTATCCCGAATGGATGGGCGCAGGCACAGTCGGCCTCGCCTTTGTGATGGACGATCGCGAGGACATCATCCCGCTTGCACCCGATATCGAGGCAGTACAGGCGGCGCTCGACGTGCTGCGGCCGGTGACGGCCGAGTTGGTGGTGTTTGCCCCGACGCCCGAACCGCTGAATGTGGTTCTGCGACTGATCCCCGACACGCCGGCTATCCGTGCAGCTGTCGAAGACGAGCTTGCTGATTTCTTCGCGCGCGATGCCGAGCCGGGTGGCACGATCTATCTGTCGCGCATGTCCGAGACGATCAGCCTGGCCGAAGGCGAGTTCGCCCACGCGATCGACCTGCCCGATGCCGATTTCACCCCTGCGCCGGGTCGTATCCCGTCGCTGGGCGCGGTGAGCTACATCTGATGGCAGGGACTGGCCTCACGCCGCACTCAGAGGCCGATTATGCGGGTCTCATGGCGCAGTTGCTGCCGCGTGGTGCGGCGTGGGACTTTGCTCCGGATGGTCCGTTTGCGGGGCTGTTGCTGGCTTTCGGCGCCGAGTTCGCCCGGCTCGATGCGCGCGTGCTTGCGCTGGTTGAGGAAGCCGATCCGCGTACCACTCTGGAGCTGCTGCCCGACTGGGAACGGGTAGCGGCCCTGCCTGATACCTGCACCGGCGCGCCAGACAATGTAGGCGAGCGGCAGGTTGCCCTGCACCAGAAAATCACCGGGCTCGGCGGGCAATCGCGCGCAGACTTCATCGAGATCGCGGCCCGCATCGGTTACGAGATAGAGATCGAGGAGCACCGGCCATTTCGCGCCGGCATGGCCTGCAATCAACCCGCCACCGATGAGGCATGGGCGCATGCCTGGACGGTCGAGGTCCAGCCGCCCGATGGGTTGTTCGAAGCCGAAGAGTTTATCGCCCACTTCAAGGTCGGCGACCGGGTCGGCACGCGTATCCGCGGCTTCGGATCGCTCGATCTGGAATGCGTCATCAGCCGCGCCGCGCCGGCACACACCCAAGTCATCTTTGCCTACGCCGTCGATCCAGAGCCCGCGTTCTGGATCGACCTGACCAACTGAGGAGAGCACCATGCATCGCATCGACACCAGCGGGAACGTCGACGGAAAGTTCCACCCCGGCAACCCGGCAACCGGCCAGCAGGCAACGCTTGTGGGAGCCGACTGGCTCAACGCCATTCAGGAGGAGATCGTCAAAGTCATCCTCGACGCCAACATCGACCTTGAAAAGGCGGACAATGGCCAGCTGGCGGCTGCGATCACTGCCTTGATTGCCGGCGTGGTCGGCGATGGCAGCGGCGCGGTACCGACGACGCGGCAAGTGCTCGCCGGAGGCCTTGTGACAGGCGGCGGTACGCTTGCAGCCGATCGCACCTTCACCGTCACTAAGGCTACCGCACCAGAAGTGTCTGCACAGACCCGCGACGACGTTGCAGTGACGCCTCTGGGGCTTGCCGGGTTGGTGAGCGTGACGAGCGTCGGCAGCGGCTTCGTCGCCAAGATCGGCAACGGCTTCCTGCAAGGATTTACCGCCACCGCGAACGGCAACGGATCGACCGTCGTCACCCTCCCGCAAGCCTATTCGGTTGGCTGCCGGGCGGTCTGTTCTGGCGGCGAGCTCGATCCGGCTACGCAGGATAACAACCCCTTCGTTTCGGGCACCGGGCTGAGCAGCGTGTCGCTATTCAGCGGGATCGGCCCGAACGTCACCGTCAACATTCTTGCAGTGGGGATCTGAGCCATGAATATCTATTTCGACGCCAACCCGGCAGACGGCACCGTCCGCTTTCACCACGAGGCATTGCTCGGCCCGCGCCAGATCCCGGCCGAACAGACCGAGGCAGAGCGTAAGGCCAAGAAGCGCCCCAAGATGGTCGACAACCCCGATTGCCCGATACCTGCTGCCGCAACCGAGATTGCGCGCAAGGATTTCGAGGCGCTGATGCTCTCGCAGGCCGAAGGCAAGGTGATTGTCATGCGGCGCGGAAAGCCCGCCGCGGTCGACCACATCCCGAACCCGGACGAGGCGCGCGAGGCGCGCCGCCGACAGCGCGATCGGCTCTTGACCGAGAGCGACTGGACCCAGCTTCCGGATACATTGACGCTCGATCTCTCGCTCAAGGCAAATTGGGCCGACTATCGGCAACAGCTGCGCGATCTCGACATGGACGGCTCCGACTGGCCCGAACCGCCCGATAACTCGCAGGGAGGATCGATCTGATGGCACGCCGCAAGAAAGAGGCCGTCCACGTTCCTGCCAACCTTGCCGAGGCGACCACGATGATCGCAGAGTTCGTCGCGCTGGAGCGCAAGGATGCGATCACGCGGATCGCAGCCGAAGCGGCGATCGACAAGGTCAAGGCGCAGCGCGATGCCGGGCTGGCCGAGATCAAGGCCGAGATGGAGCCGCTGTTCTCTGGGCTGAAGGCGTGGTGGGAAGCGGGCGGCAAGGACGAAGTGGCGAAGGGCAAACGCTCGGCCGAGATCGCGAATGCGAAGATCGGCGTTCGGCTCTCGACGCCAAAGCTGGTGACCGAGCGAAAGGTGACATTTGCCACTGCCCTCGAATGGCTGCGCAAGCTCCGGTGGACGCGCAAGAAGGAATTCCTGCGCACCAAGTACGAGCTCGACAAGGAGGCGATCGGCAAGGCGATCCGCGCGGAGCCGAAGGTCGCCGAGAAGTTCGCGGGCCAGCTCCGTGTTGATCAGGCCGATGAATTCTTCATCGACACCGGCCTCGACCAGGACGCGTTGAAGAAGGAGCTGGCTGGGTGAGCGAGCAGACCGTCATCGCCGGTCCAGGTGCTTCACTGGGACCAAGCTGTGCAGAAGCCTTGGGGCAGGTAGAGCCTAACGAGATATTGAGTCTCCGCTTCGAAGACGATCGCGGGGTGTGGGAGGCGGTCTGTCACGAACTCTCTCGGCACGGCCTGACGCGCGTCGGGGAAGGCCCCACTCAAGCGGCTGCGATTGCCAGCCTGCGGCCGATCCAATTCATGCGAAAGGTCGAGGACTACATTCCGGAGCGCGAGTGGATTACCGAAGACCCGCTCTCGCCCGAGGAACTCGAAGAATTGAAGCAACAAGCCGCCTCCTGACGGGGGTGGCCGGGCTGTTGGAGCAGCCCGAACCGCGAGAGAGACGCTCGCACCTTGGGCCGGCATGCTCGGCCTTTCAGTCCCCCCGGCCGTTACGGCGGGACAGCCTTTAGGTGTGAATAATGAATCAAGAATTGAGACCCGTCCGCCCGACCCAGCCGGTCGCCCCTTGGCTCGGTGGCAAGCGTGCGCTCGCCAAGCGTATCGGCGAGCGGATCGCCGGCATCGAGCACGTCCGCTATGTCGAGCCGTTCGTGGGGATGGGCGGTGTGTTCTTCCGCCGATCGGCTCGGCCGAAGCTTGAGGTGATCAACGATGTGAATCGCGACGTCGTGAACCTCTTCCGTATCCTGCAGCGCCACTACCAGCAGCTGCTCGATGTCCTGCGATTCCAGCTCTACAGCCGCGCGGACTTCGAGCGGCTGCAGGCGACCGATCCGGTGCAGTTGACCGACCTCGAACGGGCGGCGCGCTTCCTCTACCTGCAGAAGACCAGTTTCGGCGGGATGGGGCGCACCTTCGGTGTCGACTTCGCCCGCCCGCGCTGGAGCCTGTCGAAGGTCGAGCCGCTGCTGGAGGCGGTTCACGAGCGGCTCGAAGATGTGATGATCGAGTGCCTCGACTTCGGCACCTGCATCGAGCGCTATGACAGTCGGCCTGGGACGCTGTTCTATTGCGATCCGCCCTACTGGGGACACGAGGACGACTACGGCAAGAACATCTTTGCAGAGGCCGATTTCGAACGCCTGAGAGACCTCTTAGCGGGGCTTCAGGGGCGTTTTATTTTGTCCTTGAATGACCGGCCGGAGGTGCGCGAGATGTTCGCCGGGTTCGAGTTTGAAGAGGTTTCCCTCAACTATCGCGCCAGCGGCAAGGTGACTCCTGCCAAAGAGCTGATAATCTCGGGCTGATAGAAGGAGAACACTATGGCAGCGAAATATCGTCAACTGATCCGTGAGCTGGAAATTGCGACGGGCGAGGGCAACAAGGTGCAGGTGGTCACCGCTGCGGAGACGATCCAACTCAGTGCAGCGCACGTGCACGAGCTTGATCCGGACCTGCTGACTGGCACTACTTCCGACGGGAGAATGGTGCTGGTCCATGGATCGACGATATTGGCTGCCTACACCGACGTCGAACCGTCGACCTGAGACGAAAGCTACCGATCAGCGGAGCGAATGGAGCGAATTAGTGCTCCAGAATGTCTTGTCGGAGACTCCAGAAGCTCGCGCCGCGCTACAGTAGCGTTGCAAATGGAAACTGACACTTCGCGATTGGAAGTTCACACTTCAGGGGCGACAAGCCCCTCGAAACGCGCGGATTTCTGCGGGTTTACGGGCGATCGCGGCAATTTTCAAAGCACCCGTTTCAGTGTTCCAAGTCTGATGGAGAGAGCATGACCGACTACACGCAAATCACCCTCGAAAAGGCCGATGGTATCGCCACCATCACGCTCAACCGCCCCGAAAAGATGAACGCCTTCACCAATGTGATGATGAGCGAGATCATCGACGCGCTCGACGACACCGATGCCGATGACGACGTGCGTGCGGTGATCTTCACAGGTTCCGGAGACAGGGCGTTCTGCGCGGGTGCAGACCTGACGCCCGAAGGCGGCGGCTCTGTGTTTGCGAGCGGGGATGCGGTGGACGACCTGTCGGACGAACGCGTGCGCGATGGCGGGGGGCGCGTGACTTTGCGGCTCTACGAATCGAAGAAGCCCGTGATCAGCGCCTGCAACGGCGTTGCGGTCGGGATCGGCGCGACGATGCAGCTGGCGATGGACATCCGCCTAGCAAGCTCGACCGCGCGCTATGGCTTCGTGTTTGCGCGCCGCGGGATCGTGCCAGAAGCCGCGTCGAGCTGGTTCCTGCCGCGTCTCGTCGGCATCAGCCAGGCGCTCGAATGGTGCTATTCGGGCCGCGTGTTCGATGCCGGGGAAGCCAAGGCGGGCGGTCTCGTGCGCTCGATCCATGCGCCCGAAGACCTGATGGGCGAAGCGCGCGCGATTGCGCGGGAGATTGCCGACAACACCAGCGCGATCTCGGTGTCGATGACGCGCGCGATGATGTGGCGCAACATGGCCGCCGATCACCCGATGGAAGCGCACAAGGTCGATAGCCGCGCGATCTACTCGCTCGCTCGCGGAAAGGACGCGGCCGAAGGCATCGCCAGCTTCCTCCAGAAGCGCTCGCCCGCCTATCCGGGTAAGGTCAGCCAGGACATGCCCGGCTTCTACCCCTGGTGGGACGAACGCGGCTACGAATAGGAAGCGCATGACTTGGGGTATCTTGCCTCCCGGGTGGTTTCATGGGAAACCACTTGGCATGACGGATACGCCCAAGACCGCCGGCAAAGGCGGCCCGAAAACCGATCTCGATACCAGCGAATACCAGCTGGCGAGCTTTCTGCCGTACCAGCTTTCGATCACTTCGAACGCGGTCTCCGACCTCATTGCGGAGCGCTATCGCAAGCGTTTTGCGCTCAAAGTGCCCGAATGGCGGGTGATGGCAGTGCTGGGCGATGCGGGGCTGAAGGGCGAGAGCTTGACCCAGCGCGACCTCACCGCCGCGACGCTGATGGACAAGGTTGCGGTTAACCGCGCGTGCAAGGTGCTGGAGGAGCGCGGGCTGGTCGCGCGCGTGGCAAACGAGCAGGACGGACGCTCGCACCTGCTGGCGCTGACGGGCGAGGGCGAGGCGATCCACCGCGAGGTGATGCCGCTTGCCAAGGCGACCGAGCGCGAGCTGTTCGACGGTTTCGCCGCTGACGAACAGGAGCAGTTGCGCGCCATGCTCAAACGCCTGCGAACCCGCGCTGCGCAACTGGCCGGCTAGCGCCAACGAAAAACGGGGCCGGTCCGCGCCTGAGAGGACCGACCCCGCTATCGGGTTGCCGAAGATGTCCGGACGTTAGTCCTTGTTGATCAGCGCATCCGAGATCGAGCAAGCTGCCGGACCCAGAATAACGATGAACAGCACCGGCAAAATGAACAGGATGAGCGGCACCGTCATGATCGCGGGCAGACGCGCGGCCTTCTCTTCGGCGCGCATCATGCGCTCGTTACGGAACTCGGCTGAAAGCACGCGCAGTGCTGATGCCAGCGGGGTACCGTAGCGTTCGGTCTGGACCATGGTGGTCACCACGCCCTTCACCGCTTCCAGATTGACGCGGTAGGCGAGATTATCGAACGCCATCTTGCGTTCGTTAAGGAACGACAGCTCGATCGCGGTGAGCGCAAACTCGTCGCCCAGTTCGGGATAGGCCCGGCCCAGTTCCTTGGCGACGCGGTTGAAGGCGGCGTCCACGGTCAGACCGGCCTCGGCGCAGATAACCAGAAGATCGAGCGCGTCGGGAAGGCCCTTGCGGATCTCGTTGGTGCGCTTCGATGCCTTGTTCGAAAGGTAAAGCTCGGGCCCCTTGTAGCCGAGGAAAACGGTCGCAGCGAAGCC